GGCAGCGTCGATAAAGTGGCCGGGAGGAACTGCGCCGACTCTCACGACGACCAGCGGCAAGGTGGACATCATCACGTTCGTCACCAACAACGGCGGCACGACGTGGTATGGCTTCGTCGGCGGCCAAAATTTCTAGCGTAGCAAGGCCTCTCTATGACTATCCACGCAGTCGCCCTCTTCCTTGCCATTAGGCCTTCCGCATGCACAACTCTCGCGGCATAATGCGGGCTCTTGCTAACCTGTGAGGAGAACCCATGCCTGATACCCCCTCTGCCGAGCCACTGGATCAAGAGATCAAGCTCGACCTAACGGCGCGTGAGGTCAATTACCTGCTGATGGCCCTCGGCCAGCGGCCGTTCTCGGAAGTCGCGGCGCTGATCGGCAAGATCAAGACGCAGGGCGACGCGCAGTTCGTGCCGCCGCCCCCGCCGGCCGAGCAGCCTGCCGCGAACATCAACTAAGGCGACGACCATGCTTGACGCGCAAACCCTCATCAACGTCGGGCTGGCTGCAGTGCTGGCCTCGATTGGCTGGTTTGCGCGTCAGGTATGGTACGCCGTTCAGTCGCTCCAGAAAGATGTGCGTGAGATCGAGGTCGATCTCCCGAAGACCTACGTCAGCAAGGTCGATTTCTCCGACACCATGAAACGCATCGAGAGCATGCTGCAACGCATCTCCGACAAACTCGACGAGAAGGCGGACAAATGATCGAGAAGCTCAAGACCCTGTTCTTCGCGAACCGCATCCTGATCCTCTTCCTGCTCGGGGCCTTCCTGCTCGGCACCCTCGTCTCGCGGCTGGCCAAATGATCGCCCCGAAGCAGACGCGCGGGTACCTGAACAACAACCCCGGCAACATGGACCGGGGTGAGCCGCCGTGGAACGGCGAAATTCGCGACGTCGCCAAGTGCCAGAACGATGTCCAGCGCAACGAACTGCTGCACGGCCGTTTCTGCGTTTTCGAGCGTGCCGAGCTGGGCATTCGCGCCATCGCCAAGAACCTGATCGCCTACCGCGACCGGCTCGGCTGCCGCACCATCCGCGACTACATCAATCGCTGGGCGCCGCCCAACGAGAACAACACCGAAGCCTACATCGCCAACGTCGCGGCGCGCGCCAAGACGTCGCCCGACGCCGAGATCGACATCGCCAATCCCGGCATCATGTTCGCCGTCATCGACGGCATCATCCGCGTCGAGTGCGCCGGCATGCCTTACGAGGGCAACGAGATCGCCGACGGGATGCAGCTTGCGGGGGTCATGTAATGCCAGCTCTGGTCACCGTTCTGCTCGGCGCGCTCGGGCCCGTCCTCGAGCGCCTGATCCCCGACCCGAACGCGCGCAACGCCTTCTCGCTGCAGCTCATCTCGGCGCTGCAGGCAGCTGACCTGTCGCAGCTGAAGGTCAACGAGATGGAGGCCGCCAACCCGAACTTGTTCGTATCGGGCTGGCGCCCGTTCATCGGCTGGATTTGCGGCGGCGCCCTGTTCTACCAGTACATCTTCCTGCCGCTTGGCGTGTACGTCGCCTCGTTCATCAGCTCCGCTGCAGTCACCAACCTGCTGAATGCCCCGAAGCTCGACGGCAATTTGTGGGAGCTGATGATCGGCATGCTAGGCATGGGCGCGCTCCGCTCGTTCGAGAAGTTCAAGGGAGTAGCGAGTAAATGACCACGGGTCTTAGCTACTCGCAATATGTGACGGAGCTGGCCAACCTCGCGGTTGTGGACCCGGCGGATGCCGCCTTCGTCACCAACTTGCCGCAGTGCATCACGTATGCCGAGAACCGCATCTACCGCGACCTCGACCTGCTCTCGACAGTCACGGCCACCACGGGTTTTTCCCTGATGGTCGGCAGCCGCCAGCTGACGTGGCCGCTCGCGCAATTCGTGACCGTGCAGGAGATCAACGTCATCACGCCTGCGGGCACGTCGGACCCGAACGCAGGCACGCGCGTACTGCTGCTGCCCGTCACGAAATTCTGGCTCGATACGGTGTTTCCGACGGCGTCCACCGTCGGCGTTCCCACCTACATGGCGATGCTGAACCAGAACACTGCGCTCGTCGGCCCGTGGCCCGACCAGAATTACGCCGCCGAGATCGTCGGCACCGTGCGCCCGGACTCGTTGTCGGCTGCGAATACCACGACGTTCGTCAGCCTCTACCTGCCGGACCTGTTCCTCATGGCGTCGATGGTCTTCATCAGCGGCTACCAGCGCGATTTCGCACTCGGCGCCAGCCAGCCGAACGACCCGCAGATGCCGGTGAACTACGAGAGCCAGTACCAGACGCTGCTGAAGAGCGCGATGGTCGAGGAAGCGCGCAAGAAGTTCGAGGCCGGTGGTTGGACCTCGATGTCGCCCGCGACTGTCGCCACACCGACCAGAGGGTAGCGTATGCACGCGACCCTGAAGCTGATCCCGACAGTGGATACGAACCGCACGCCGGCGCTGAACGAGGCCGCGATCAGCGCCACGCAGCTCGTCCGCTTCGTCAAGGATCGCGAGAACCTCGGCCTCATCCAGAAGTACGGCGGCTGGACGCGCTTCTACCCGTCATCGGTCGGCGCCGTGCCGCGGGGTCTGTGGGCGTGGCGCGACAACCTCACGAACAGCTATCTGGCAGTCGGTTGTTCGGGCACTCCCGGGCCGCTCTACGTGATCTCGAACGGGGCGATCAAGAACATCACGCCGCAGCTCTTCGAGGATGATCCTGCCGTCTCATGCTCGACCACGACCAACACGAATCTGGTGACGATCACCGACCCCGGCTTCAGCGCCGCGACCACGGGCGCGTCCGGCACCGGCTCGGTGGCCACGATTACCTACGGCGGCTCCTACGTGTTCCCGGTGGGCGGCAACGTCGTCATCTCGGGCGTGACGCCCGCCGGCTACAACGGCACGTTCCCCGTCACCGCCAGCTCGCCGGGCGCCGTCTCGTTCGCGAGCACGACCACGGGCCCGCAGACCGTCGCGGGTACGGTCGGCAACGGCGGCAGCAACATCACGAGCTACGACGCGGTGTACATCCCGGCACACATTAGCGTCGGCGGCCTGATCCTGTTCGGGCTGTATCCCTGCATCGCCGCGTCGGCCACGACCTACCAGATCAACGCCTTGGACACGCTGGGCAGCCCGGCGCTCGCCACGTCAACCGTGACCAACGGCGGCGCCGTCGCGGTGTTCAACACGACCAGCGGCACGTCCATCGTGCAGGTGACGCTCAACAACCATGGCTTCTCCGTCGGCGACACGTATCCGGTCCTCATCGCGACGACAGTCGGCGGCGTCGTGCTCGCAGGCGAATACACCGTGCAATCGGTGCCCTCCTCGAGCACGTTCACCATACAGGTCGGGCAGAACGCCACCGCGACGACCTCCGCGGCGATCAATGGCGGCAACGCCCGGTATGTCTATTACGTGGCCTATGGCCCGCTGCCGACGGGCAGCGGCTATTCGACCGGCGGCTACTCGACCGGCGGCTACTCGACCGGTGGCGCGCCAACTGCGGCCACAGGTTTTCCGACGGCGGCCACCGATTGGGCGTTCGACAACTGGGGCCAAATCCTGATCGCAAACCCCGACGGCGCCAACGTCGAGGTCGGCGACATCGAGCCCGGCGGCCCGATCTACCAGTGGTCGCCGGCGGAAAATCTCCAGCTCGCCCAGATCATCCCGCAGGCGCCCATCGCCAACCACTCGATGTTTCTGGCGATGCCACAGCGCCAGATCGTGGCGCTCGCCTCGACCTTCACCGGCGTGCAGGACCACCTGCTGATCCGCTGGTGCGACATCAACAACTTCAACCAGTGGATCGCGCTGCCGACGAACCAAGCGGGCTCGTACCGCCTGCCGCGGGGCAGCCGCATCGTCGGCGGCCTGCAGGGCCCGCAACAGGGCCTCATCTGGACCGATCTTGCGCTCTGGGCGATGCAGTATGTGAACCTGCCCGATGTCTACGACTTCAACGAGATCGCCGTCGGCTGCGGCCTGATCGGCAAGAAGGCCGCCGGCGTCCTGAGCAACACGGTCTTCTGGATGGGCCAGTCGCAGTTCTACATGTACACGGGCAGCGGCGTCGAATCACTGCCCTGCACGGTGTGGGATTTCATCTTCCAAGAGCTGGACACCACGCAGCTCGACCGCATCCGGGCGGCGCCGAACTCCCGCTTCAGCGAGATGTCGTGGTTCTTCCCGACGAAGTCGGGCGGCGGCGAGATCAACGCCTACGTGAAGTATTCGATGGCGACCGGCGGCTGGGACTACGGCTACCTGTCGCGCACGGCATGGATCAACCAGTCGGTGCTCGGGCCGCCCATTGGCTCGGACCCGACCGGCCTGATCTTCCAGCACGAGACATCGCCGAACGCCGACGGGCAGCCGCTCAACGCCAGCTTTCAGACCGGTTACTTCACGTTGCAGGATGGCGACCTGCTGTCGTTCATCGATCAGGTGTGGCCAGATTTCAAGTGGGGCTACTACGGCGGCGCGCAGAACGCGACGCTGCTGATGACGTTCTACGTCACCGACTACCCGGGCCAGACGCCGCGGGTGTTCGGGCCGTACACGCTCACGCAGGCCACGAAGTACATCACGCCGCGCTTGCGCGGCCGCCTCGTCTCGATCAAGTTCGAGAGCAACGACATCGACAGCTTCTGGCGCATCGGCGCGCCACGGTACCGGCTGTCACCGGCGGGCAAGTTCTGATGGCAACCCTCGACGACATCCTGTCTACGCAGAAGAACGGCGTGGTGGCCATCAACGGCCTGCGCTCGATCATGTCGGAGTTCCTGAGCGCGCTCGTGCCCTCGAGCGGCGCGGCGCTGCGCGTCGGCTACCTCGCCGTCACGACGGCCTACACGCCGCTGGTATCCGACTGCATCATCGATTGCACGAGCGGCACATTCACCGTGACGTTGCCGACGGCCACCGGCGCGAAGGGGCAGGTCTACATCGTGAAGAACAGCGGCGCTGGTACGATCACGGTGGCGACCACCTCGAGCCAGCTCATCGACGGCTCGGCCACGAAGACAGTCGCCGCGGGCGCCGCGCTGCGCGTTGCCTCGACCAACATCGGCTGGATCAGCATCTGACAGGCTGTCAGCTTCTTAGGCATCTTGGCGTGCGGTAATATGCGCTATTACCCGGAGCGTCTAGGTGCCCCTGAAGCGCGGTTCTTCGCAGGCCACGATCAGTCTGAACATCCGCGAGATGATGCACGCGGGGCATCCGCGCGACCAAGCTATCGCTGCAGCCCTGAGCACGGCGCGGCGCAAGCGCGCCGACGGCGGCAAGGTCCACACCGGCCCGATCAATAGCGCCGTCGCCGGGCGCACCGACCACCTTCCCATGCATGTCCCCTCCGGCGCCTACGTGATCCCGGCCGACATCGTCTCAGCCATGGGCGAGGGCAACACGGCGGCCGGCTTCAAGGTCGCCAAGTCGATCTTCAGCTCGCGCTTCTACAACGCCGCGAAGCCGGGCGCCGGCGCTCCCTACGGCCAGCGCGGCGTGCCTTACGGCGCGCGCGGCGCGCAGCCGTACACGCCAGCGCCGCTGCCCTACAACATGCCGCCGCCGGGCAAGGCCGAAGGCGGCAACGTCACGGTGCCGATTGTCGCCGCGGGCGGCGAGTACGTGATCCACCCCGAAGACGTCGTGCGCCTCGGCAAGAGCTCGCTCGACGATGGGCACAAGATTCTCGACGAGTTCGTGAAACAGTTTCGGGCGAAAACGATCAAGACGCTCGAGAAACTCCCCGGGCCGAAACGTGATTAGGAAGAGGAACCTATGAGCGAAGTGCATGTGCGGGTGGGGACACCCGAAGACGTCCACGGCTTCATGGCGCTGTGCCTGATGGGCAGCGAGGAGAACGGCTTCGTGAAGCCCGATCCCGTTCGGCTGCTCGAGGAAGTGTGGCCGGCGCTGAACCGCGACGGCGGCCTGTGCGGCATCATCGGCAAGCCGGGCACCGAAGATTTCGAGGGCGGCATCCTGCTCCGCACGACCAAGCTCTGGTACAGCGACAAGATCGTGCTCGAGGAGCGCGGCGTGTTCGTGCATCCCGAATATCGCGCGGCCAAGGGCGGCCGCGCGCGCAAGCTGTGCGAGTTCGCCAAGGCGGCGGCCGACAAGCTCGAGATGCCGCTCCTGATCGGCATCCTCTCGAATCATCGCACCGAAGGCAAGGTCAAGCTGTACGAGCGCGTCTTCGGCCGCCCCGCGGGCGCGTACTGGCTCGTCGGCGGCGAGACTGGCGTGACTAACAAGGTTGAGCACTGATGTTCTTCAAACGCAAAATCTGGAACGATGGCCCCGCGTTTGAAGACTTCATGGGCCGCGAAGGCGCGCCAGCGATTGCGCGCAGGCATCTCGCGAACGGCGGCGGCAAGGGCGGCGGCGGCGGGACGACCTACCAGAGCCAGACGACCTCGATCCCGCCCGAAGTGCGCGCCCGGTACGATGCCGTCAACGCGCGCGCCGAGCAGGTCGCGCAGCAGCCGTTCACGCCCTACACTGGCGAGTTCGTCGCGCCGCTCAACCCGACGCAGGCCTCCGCGATCCAGCAGATCGGACAGGCCGGCGCGAACTACGCGCCCTATCAGGCGGCCGCGACGCAGGCGCTGACCGGCGCTGCCGAGACGGCGCTGCCGTACTATGGGCAGGCCGGGGCGTCCATCGGGCAGGCGCAGGCCGCCGGGGCGCCCTACACCGGGCTGGCGACGCTCGCCGGGCTGGCTGGCACGCAGGCGGTCAACGCCCAGCCGCTCCAGATCAGCCAGTACATGAACCCCTACATCCAGTCGGTCGTTGCACCGACGATGCAGGCTCTTTACCAGCAGCAGGGTGCCGACCAATCGACCCTGATGGGCCAGCAGGCGATGCGCGGAGCCTTCGGGGGCGACAGAGGGTCGATTGCCAGCGCAAATCTGGCCCGTCAGCAGGAATTGGCGGCCGGGCAGACCCAAGCCGGGCTCCTGAGCGGCGCCTACCAGCAGGCCCTGCAGGCGGCCCAGCAGCAGCAGGGTGTGGGCCTCGGGGCGGCGCAGGCCAACCGGGCGGCGTTCCAGCAGTTCACCCCGCAGGCGCTCGCCATCGGCACGCAGGCCTTCCAGCAGCCCATGGCGGCCGCTCAGGCCCAGCTGGGCCTCGGGCAGGGCCTCCTCGGCTACGGACAGAACGTGGCGCAGGGCCTTACCGGGATCGGCCAGCAGGGTACCCAGACGGGTCTGGCGGCTGGACAGGCGCTGCTCGGCGCCGGCACGCTGGGCCAGCAGACCCAGCAGCAGCTCGACGCGGCCACGTACAACCAGTTCCTGCAGCAGCAGGGCTACCCGTTTCAGGTCGCGCAGTTCCTCGCCAACGTCGCGCTCGGCACCGGGCCGCTCTACGGCAGCACGACGTCCGGCACGACGTCGGTCCCGACGCCGTTCTTCTCGGACGAGCGCGTCAAGGAAGACATCGTCGAGATCGGCCGCACCCACGACGGCCAGAAGATCATCAAGTTCCGGTACAAGGGCGAGGCACCCGGCACCGCGCACATCGGCCTGTCGGCGCAGGACGTCGAGAAGCACCACCCGGAGGCCGTCAGCGAGACGCCCGAGGGCGTCAAGGCGGTCGACTATGATGCGGCCACGAAGCACGCCGAGCGCGCCTACGGCGGCGCGGCGGCAGAGGGCGGCGCGGTTCACCCCGGCCTCGCCGGGCTCGGCTTTGCCATGGGCGGCGTCCCGGTGCCGGGTGCCAACCCGACGACCGAGCAGATGAAACTCGGGCTCGCCCCGCGGCGCGGGTTTGCCACATCGGGCGCCGTAACGCCGGGCATCGACGATCAGTCACGCGCGATCCTCCAGCAGCTTGCCAATCCGCTGGGCGGCACGACGCCCCACGGTAGCTTCGGGACGATGCCGGGCAAGCCCGGCGCGTGGTCGCCGAAGCTGGCCGCGCCGCAGCGCAGCTCGATCCTCGGCGCCGATAAGAGCCTGCCGCCGCTGCCCGCGCCGGGTAAGACCGGGCTGGGGCAGGCGATGGACACGGCGCAGGGGGTCGGCAGCGCCATCAACACCGGTGAGACCCTCTACAAAGGAGGCAAAAAAGCCGTCGACTGGGTCCGCGAAAACACAAAGCCCTACAGCAACGTCGGCGAGTTGATTGAGAAGCAAGGGCTGGGCAGTGACCAGTCTGCGACTTCTGCGCCGCAGACGCAGGCGGCCGCGCCCGCGCCCGCGCCCGCGCCGGGGCTGGGCGGCGGCACGCAAGTCGGCGAGGCGGCCACTGGCCTTGCGCCCGAGACCGCCACCGCGGCGCTGGAAACGGCGCCGACCGAGGAGCTGGCGGGACTTGGCGAAGGTCTCGACGGCCTAGGCGAGGGCATGGAGGCGCTGTCGATGTTTGCCGCCCGCGGCGGTCGCATCCATCGCGCGGGCGGCGGTCGCATGGGCTACGCGACAAGCGGCGCAATTACGACCGACCTGCCGTATAGCGAGGCACAGGGCGAGTTCGTTCCCGAGCAGCTCACCGAGACCGAGCCGACGTCGAAGCTCGACGAACCCAAGATGCAGATGGGCCAGCAGGGTAAGGGGCAAGCGCAACAAAAGGATCACGCGGCGGGCGCCCTCAAGGGCGCGATGTCCGGCGCGTCGATGGGTTCCATTCTTGGCCCGTGGGGCATGGCGGGCGGCGCAATCCTCGGCGGTCTCGCCGGGGGCATGGCGCGCGGTGGCTCGGCCGACGTCGAGCGCGGCGGGGCCGCCGATTACGAAAGTGTCGTCGAGCGCGGCGAAAGCGGCGGGCGCAACGTTCGCAACACGGCGTCAGGCGCGGGTGGTCATTTCCAATTCATGCCGCAGACGTGGGCTGCCGCGCGTCGCGCGCTGCCGCACCTTCCGGCCGACGTCATGTCGGCGACGCGCGACGAGCAGCGCGAGGCCATGAACTGGCTGACCGAGCAGAACCGCGGTTCCCTGCGCGGCTCGCTCGGCCGCGATCCGTCCGACGCCGAACTGCGCTATGCGCACCACTTCGGCCCGGCGGGCGCGGCCGCGCTGCTGCGCATGGAACCAAGCACGCGCTTCGCCGACCTGCCGTCGGACTTCTGGCACAAGCTTGGCGAGAAGTTCGACACGCCGACGTTGCTGCGCCAAAACCCGCACTTGCGCGACGAGACGTTGGGCGGCCTGCTCGGCAAGTATCGCCACGATTTTGGCGGTGTGGGCGCACTTCCGCCGGCCGAAAAATATCTTGCACAGACGCCGCGCCGCGCTGGCCTTGCGCCGCGCGATGCTGCCGAAGAACGTCCTCGCGAAGGCCTCGAAGCGGCGGCCATGGAAGATGTGCCGGAAGTCGACACTGCGGAGTTCCGGCCGCTTGAGCTGTCGAAGCGGTTCGCGACCGGTGGCATTGCCGGGCGCCTTCATTATCAAGATGCGGGCGCGGTGCCGCAGGTGATCGACCCGGATCGCGTTGATCCTAACGATCCTGACCAAGTTCGCATTCTGCAACAGCAACAGCAGCGCGCAATGGAGACGCCCACCACGCCGGCGCCTGCGCCAAAGCCGACGGGGCTTGTCACGCCACCCGCGAATGACCCGAACCGCATCACCTCGACGCCGCTGCCGCCGTTGTCGCCGGGCGTTGCGCCGACGGAACAGCCGAAGGAGCGCGACTTCTTCGACCGCGCCGGCGATTGGTACGAGCGCAACCAGAATTGGTTGCTGCCGGCCGTGAGCGGCATCGGCAAGATGCTGTCGTCGCCGTCGCCGTACCTCGGCGTCGCCATCGGACAGGGCCTCGCCGAAGCCGCGCCGACGATGCTGGCTGCGAACTTCAAGCAGCAGGGCCTCGACATCAACATGATGGACCGACTGGGCAAGCAGGTCGGTATCCTCGCGTCCGACATCGCGCTGCGCGGTGGCCCCGGCATGTCGCCCGATCTGGACCGCGCCCAGCAGGCCGCCATGGCCCGCTACTACCGCTTGAGTGGTGTCAACTACACGCCGACACTGATGGACCCCGCCAAGGTGCGCGAGCAGCTCGCCTCCTCGCCGTTCGCCAAGCTGCGCTTCGCCGACAACCCGGACCTGCTCTACCGCGCGGCGCAGATGACGCCGGGATTGCCGCCCGAGCAGAAACAACAGCTTCTGAAGCAGGCCAGCGAGGCGGCCGCGCGCCTTGCCGATCAGGGTTTCGGCCTTGGCGAAAACGGTCAGCCGATCTATTTCCCGAATTTGAACGAGGCCCTTCGCAACTCGCTGTACGGCAAGGCGGTCGCGTCGACTTCCGGTTCGACGGCCGGCGCAGGCGTACCCGGCGGCGCGCAGTTCCTTATGAATTTGCAAAAGAACATCGATCAGGCGCAACAGGACTATGAGCGCCTCATGGGCATCAACAATAACAACGCGCAGCACCCTGATGTTCTGGAGGCGCAGCGTAAGGTGCAGGAGCTGCGCCGCGAATACACGAAGGCGCTTTCGCCGACCGTTGGCCGCGCGCACGGCGGTCGCGCTGGCTACGCGACCGATGGCGTGGTTGACGATTTGACCGAAGCGCAGCTCATGGAAGACAACGTCCAGCTCGCGCAGGCCACGCCGGCGCCGACCGTGCCGACGATGCCGAACATGCCGCGCCCGCCGTCGCAGGCGCCGGCCTCGCCGCCGCCGCAACCGACCCCGTTGCCGTCGCCGGAAGGCATGCCCGGCGGGGCGCCGAAGACGGCCGCTGATTACCGCAAGCTCTACCAGACGACGCTCGGCCTCGTGCCGCAGACTACATCCGAAATGTACATACGCCGCGCTGATGAGCTGGAGCGCGAGGCGGTCAGTTCGGGCAGGCAGTCGACTGGCACTGGCGTTGGCGTGGCGCCGGGCGCGGTGCAGACCAAGGCGGCGCTCGACAACGCAACGTACAACACAAAGTGGTTGCAGGACGAGTCGAACCGGCAGCAGGAGCGCAACTCGGCGCAGCTTGGCCTTGACGTGCTTTCCGACGCCCTCGCGCACGTCAACACCAACCCGCTGGCGCCGTTTAGCACCAAGGTGTCGGAATACGCGCGTGCTCTTGGTTTCAATGTCGGCACGGCGAGCGAACGCGCGGCGGCCGTACAGGAGATTGCCAAGCAGGTCGCACAACAGTCGCAATTCGCCGGCACCGACCTTGCCCGCAACATGTCACAAGAAGGTTCGGTCGAAGCGATCAAGAACCCGAAGGCCAATCGCGCGATCATGGCGCAGGCCTACGCAAAGCTCGACCACGACCGTGCAAAATACGATTATTTCGTGAACAAGCTTTCGGACCCGGAAAAGCGGTCGATGGACCCCGCAGTGCTCCAGCAACAGTTCGAGAAAGAATTTCCGCGCGAAAAATTCTACGAACAGCGGTTCAACGAGATGGCGCTTCCGGGGGCCACGCCGCTCACCGAAAGCGGAAAATTCGATTGGCCCGCGCTGAAGACCGGCGCGCGCTATTACCTGTCGCCGGATGAATGGTGGCGCATGAGCGGCGGCGAGAGGATCGACCGGCCCAAGTACGTTCGCGTCATCGAGCGCGATGGCAAGCGGCATGTGGTGGAAGAATGAGCGGAAAGATCATTGCCTCCGAGCCGGAAGTCGCCCCTCGCGACAAGGCTACATTCGTCCAACCGACGCCACATCCGGAAGCGGTGCAGGAAGCCGAGCCCGGCTTCCTGTCCAACGCGCCCGACGATAGCTGGCTGTCGTCGGCCGCGAAGGGCACCGGCACCGTGCTCGGCAAGGCCGCGTCGGGCGTCATCGGCTTGCCCGGCGACATCGCCGAACTGCTCGACTACGCCACGACCGGCGTTCAGAGCTACATTCAGGACAAGCCGCACGAAACGCTGTTGAAGCAGCGCGCCGAAGACCTCGCGAGGAAGCGCGCCGAGGGCCAGCTTCAGTTCCCGACGTCTGACGAAGTGTATCGTGCGGTCGCTGATTACACCGGTGCAGGCGAGTACAAAGCCACCTCGACACCCGGCAAGTACTTGATGATCGGCGGCGAGGGCGCGGCGAGCATGCTGGCGCCGTTTGGTGTACTAGGCAAGGGCGTGAAGGCTACCAAGGCTGCTAGGTCGGCAGGCAAGGGCGCCGTCGCAGGCCTCGGCGCGGGCATGCGCGCCGTGGCGCCGGGTGTCGCCGTAGGCGCCGCCGCGCCCGTCGTCGGACACGCGGCGGCCGAAGCAAGCGGTTCGCCGGGCGTCGGGCTGCTGGCAGGCCTTGTAGCGCCACTGGCGTATCCCACGATCAAGGGCGGCTACAACCTGCTGCGTAATCCGGTGCGCGGGGCGCGCAACGAGCTGCTGGGCGGCATGAACAGCCCACAGACGGTGGCCGACATCCTTGCCGGGCATTCGGACAAGAGCGATTACGGCAGCCCGCGCACGACGGCCGAAGCGTACCCCAACAAGTATCTGGCGGCAAAACAGATCGAGCTGACCAACTCGAGGAATGCGACCGCCGAGAACACGGCTCGCGAGATGGACATTCGCGCGCGGCAGCGCGAAGCCACCGAGAACGCGCTCACCGGGATTGCAGGAGAGCGCGCCGATCCGTTGGCGGTATCGCGCGCAGCCGAACAGACGCAGCAACAGTTACAGGCCGAGGTGGCGCGCTTGAACCGCGCCGCAAACACGGCAACCGACCCAGTCGAGGCGGCCAATCTCCAGCGCCAGCTCGCGGTTGCCGAACGCAAGCTGCACGATAAGGAAGTCAACGCGCTCTATCATTCGGTCGATCCCGACGGGATCGCGCAGGTGCCGCTTACCAACGTAAAGGGCACCGCCGAGCGCATGTTGAAGAGCCACGACCCGCTTGCGAGCGGCGAGATGGCGCCCGCGCTGAACAAGCTCCTGACCGACATCAACAGCCCCGACCTCAAAACAATGTCGCCGTACCAGCGTGGGCTCACGCTCGACCAGCGCATCGAGGCGGCTCGCCGCAAGGCGGTTTTCGAGGGCGACGACAATCTCGCGCGGCAATTTGGCGAGCTGAAGACCGCCATCATGTCCGATCTGGAAAATGTGCAGCTTCCGCCGACCTCGGCTGCTGCCGGCGTCACGCCGGCCGAAACGCTGCGCGCGGCGAAGGACAAGTACATCGCCGGCAAGGAACGGTTCGAAAACCCCTACGTTGAAAGTGCACTGGCCAGCAAGGGGCCTAACAAGTTCAGCATGATGAAGGAAGACGTCGCCAACACTATTTTCAAGGACGGCGACAAAGGCAAAGGCGCCGTTAATGCGTGGTTGGAAACCACGGGTAACACGCCCGAAGCGTTGCGGAACCTTCAGGACATCGCGTTTGCGCGCCTGCACAAAGAGCGCCTCGGCGCAAACGCGATGCCCGAGCCGCTCACGCAGGACATGCTCGATGCGTGGAAGACGAAGTACAAGAGCGCGCTCGGCGCCATCGACCAAGTGTCGCCGGGCTTTTCTACGCAGTTCGACAACGCCGCCGTCGCCAACGCACGCCTCGGCGAGTTCTCCCAGTCGCAGCTCGGCAAGTTCATCGGCGTCACCGAGCCGAAAGAGGTCCAGAACCGTGTTGCGATGATGCTGGGGGCTGCCAGCGGTCCTCGGCAAATCAGGGAGATACTGGCGCAGGTGCCGGAAGCCGAGCGCGGCGTCGTGCTCGATGGCCTGCGGCGCGCGGGCGCCACCGGCATCATCAACAACATGACAAACGCGCAAACCGGTCAGGTATACGGCGGCAAGTTTGCGAAGTTCCTGCGCGACAACGAAGCTTCGTTGAAGGGGCTGTACGGCGACAAGTTCGATAATCTGACCGCGATTGCCGACGAGATGGCGCGCATCGAGGCGGTCGCCGCGGGCGGCACGAAGCGCGGTTCGCCAACCGCTTACAACCAGCGCAAGGAGCTGGGCGGCCAAAAAGAGCCTGACCCGTCGTTGATGGAAACCGTGATGACCGGTGCAATGCTGCACCCGGTTACCGGCGCGGCGGGCGCTGCTGCGGTGACGGCATACACGACAGGAAAGCGGATCACCCATTGGTTGGAGAGCGCGCGCAACCAGACGATAAATGACATCATCGCCGATGCGATCTTCGACCCAACGCAGATGCGCGCGCTGCTCGGCGGCACCTACAAGCTCGCCGGCCAGCCGACCAGCATGCTCGACAGCCTGAAGGCGCTTGGGTTCAACCCGGCGGCCATGGAGCTGGAGCCGAACGTCAACGTGCCGATGCGCGGCGCGCTGCAAGGCGCCCGGCAGGGGCAGAGCGAGCTGGAGCGCCGCGAACAGGAACGCCGCGCGCGCGGCGAGGCAGCCGGCGGTTCGGTGCGGGCGCGCAAGGCGGGCGGCCGCATCGGCAAGCTGAACCACGTCGCCATCGCGGCGTCGCTCATCCGCGCGGCCGAGATGGCCAAGAAGGGCCACAGCGCGACGACCGAACCGCTGCTCAATGAAACCGACGAGGCCATCACCAAGGCCCTCGCCATTGCCAACGAGGCGATCTGATGACGACGGCCAACAAGGGGCTGAACCAGCCGGGCTATAACACCTACCTCAATACGTGGGGCACCGGCCCGCTGAACGACAACTTCGGCTTCATCGACCTCGCACTGGGCGGCAGCACGCTGCTGAACGCGACGGGCGCGGGCGGCACGACCGTCAATCTCACGCAGGCGCAATGCTTGCCGCTGACCATCGCGATATCCGGTACGACCGGCGGCATCGTGACGTACACGGTACCAGCGGGCGTAGGCGGCCAGTGGGTCGTCCGCAACAACACGTCCGACGGCTACGACGTGCGCTTCCAGTCCGCCGCGGGCGGCGGCTACGTCGCGATCTCGGCGGGCACCAACCTGCAAATCTCCTGCGATGGCACCTCGACTGGCATGGTCCGCAATTCGACGGCGCTCATCACCGCCGCGGGCTATCCGACGCAGGTGCAGCTCAACGTCGGCGGCTTGCTCTCGGCGTCGGCCAACCTGTCGTTCGACGGCACGACGCTGGCGACGACCGGGATCAACGTCGCCGGCAACATGGTGCTAGGCGCCGGCGCGGGTTCGACCCTGACACTGAACTCGAACGCGATGACGCTGGGCGCAGGCGCGCTCAACATCGGCGCCAACACGCTCTACCTGAACAGCAGCACGAAGCAGGTCGGCATCGGCACGACGACCGTCGGCAGCAACGCGCTCACGGTCGCCGGCGCTATCGCCAGCACGGCGGGCGGTTTCGTGTTTCCCGACAGCACGACACAGACGACGGCCTTCAGCGCCGCGTCCAACCTGACATTCAGCGGTGCCATCGGTTTCACGCAAATCACTGAGACGTATGCCGCGCCGGCGATCTCGAGCGGCACGCTGACGATCAATCTGGCGAACGGCACCGTGTTCAACGTAGCCAACAACGCAAATATCACCACCTTCTCAATCACGAACGCTGTCGCTTCAAAAGCGGCAGCGTTTACCCTGTGCCTCACGGCCAATGGCACCGTCTACACCCAAGCATGGGGCGCGGCTGTGAAATGGCCCGGTGGCGTTGCGCCGACGCTTACGACGGCGGCGGGGAAGATCGACGTCATCACGTTCGTGACTGTTGACGGCGGCACAACGTGGCTTGGATTTTTGGGAGGCCAGAGCTTCTAATGCCTATCGGTGTAGCACGCGGCGCTCTGGACGCGCAAAAAGGCTTCTCGTTCGCCATCAGCAGCGCGTCGGCAAACGCCACCCTTCGCACGCTCGCCAACACGGCGGGCTACCCGGGATCGGGCAACTGCACGATCACGATCAAC